CAAATGGAACCGAAGATGCTCCTAGTATAACTTTAGATACACACGATAAGGCCCCTGCTAACATGGACAAATATCCAATCAAAGCAGGTAATCTTGAATTAGGAATAATTGGAGCTATGAGATCTGGAAAATCAACTCCAGATCCTTATGTTAAAATTAACACAGCAGATAGAGATTTCACTGTAAGAGGAAAGTATAACGTTCCTAATACTGGTATTTCTTTATTAGGAGATATTGGAGATATAAGAAGTAAATCAAGAGTAAACATTGATGATCCTCGATATAATTACAAAGAAACGATAAAAGATGTAATAAGACTTAATCCTTATTCTGTAGGCATTGAATACGCTCCCGATCAAAACAGAAATATTAATTTAAGATATGACAATCAAGGCAATGTAATGTTAAGAGGTGAAGCTAGATTTGCTAAAGGTGGACTTGGTTACTTAGTAGGAGAATAAATGAGTAATTATAAACGAAAAGAGGTATTTGATTATCTCACTAGAAAACCGGTTGCTACTCAAGATATTGAGTTAGCAAGATCTCGTATCCAGACGCCCGTTCCTAGTCAACAGATGCAATTAACTCCAGAAATTTCTAATCCACAAGTCTTGGAGCTAGCGACGGGAGGCACTGTTAATAGAGAACAATTTGTAAAAGGATCTGATCCATATAATTTAGGTAATTATATTTATATAAGAAAATTACCTAATGGAGAACTTAGATATAGAGTTGCTTTTGAAGGAAAAGAAAAAATTTTTAAAGATAAAGATGAAGCATTTAAATATAGAGATAATTTAGTATCTGAAAAACAAATATTAAAACAAAAAGAACTTGGTAATAAAAAATTTATAGATTTAGAAACTTTTACAAAATTATTTAATGAACAAAAAGTATCAGATACCGCTTTTGCAGAATTTTTAAATAAAAATAACTATGTTAATAGTAAAGGAAATCCTTTTACTGAAGACGCTGTTAGCACTACAAGGAAAAGAAATAATATACCGTCTTTTATACAACAACAACGAATTGAAAATGTTTCAGAAGAAGGTATTTTAAAAAGAGCTTCAGCGATAGATGCATTTAATCCTAATACAGGAAAAGTAGAAAAAGGAGAATTATTAAGACAATATAAAGCCGGAATACTTCCAAGTTTAGATGACCTTTTATATAAAGTTCAACAAAGAGAAGTTACTATTGCTAGAGCTCAAAAAGCAAAAGAAGATCCAGAATTTAGAAAAATATTAAATGAAAGAAAAAAACAATCTTTTGAAAAAATAAGATCTACACCTGAAGGATTAGAGAAGTTAAGAGAAATTCAAAGAAAATATAGAGCCAAGGTAGCTCAAAAATTAGGATCGCCACCTCCTCCTAAAGACAATAAGGAAAGATTTTGGTTAGATTTATATCAAACTGCATTTAGGGCTGAAAAAGGAGGAATAGATTCTGCAATAAAATTTGCTAATTATGCTCCTGAAAAATATCCTACAATGAATATTATTAAAGGAACAACATTAATAGATTCAAAAACAGGAGAAAAATTAACTTTTAAAAATATAGAAGATTTTATTAATATTAATAAACCTGGAGGAATGGATTATGATAAAATATTAAACGAATATGAAAAAAAAGTTTTTTTTCAAAAGAATCAAGATTTAAAAGATTTTTTTGGAGAGAAGATGGCCCCAAATTATGAAAAAGGTTCAAGATATAATCCTGCAAACATACATCATCCTTTTGGAAGGTTTAATAATCCATACAATGTTCAATTTACATTTTTTCCAGAAAATAAAAAAGAAGCTAGTTTAAAAAAAGTATTTGATACAGAATTTAATCAAGCTGAAACACTAAGTGATAAGAAAAAAGTTTTTAAAAATTATATAAATCAATTAAAAGGACTTGGTATTGAATCTGGTTTTAATCAAAAATTATATGGAGAAAGACCTACCCTTGAAGAACAAATGACAAGAGAAGGATTTGATGTTTCTAAAGATCCACGAGCTGAACAAATAAAAAAATTAAAATTTGAAGCATTAGATCCTGGTTCTCCACTTAGAAAAGTTGTTGGATATTTTCCTGGTTCTGCAATACCTTTAACTTTATTTGATGCGGTTACTTTACCATTATCAGGATATTCTATTCCAGAAACTGCAGCTGTTGCAGCGCAGAATTTTTTAAAAAATCCCTATGTAGCCGGAGCTGCTAATATAGCAACTCAAATGTACGATATACAAAAAGGTGGAAGTGAAGAAATGATCTCGAAAGCCAATGAAAGAAAAGAAGGATTGGAACAAGGTATAACTAATTTTATGAATAAATTAACTGGTAAAACTATAGATAATAATCTTCCAAGTTATTCTGAAGGTGAAGTTCAAATGAAAACAGGAGGCCGTGTTCAATTAAAAAATGGAACCGATGATATGTATTCTCAAGAAATACCTAGTTTAGGATTATCAGATCCTATTGAAATTTTAGAACAAGAATTAGCAAATGAAAAAAAAGCGGATAGAATTTTAGCTTTAGATATAATATTGGGAGAAATGAAAAAAAGAAAATTACAAGAAGAAACTAAAGCAGCTGAAGAAAAAAAATTACAAAAAGAAAAAGGCATAAGATACATGGAAGATTTTCCCTCGCAAACAGATTATTTTGTAGAAACAGGAAAACAGCTTTTAACAAATCCAAAATATTTTTATGGTAAAGGATTAAAAGGAATTGCTGAAGGAACTGAATGGTTAGTTGGGCAACCAATGAAAATATTATTTAATCAAGAAGGAAAAAACTGGGAATTTTATCAACCAGTTGCTGGAGAAAAATTAGGTATAAATAAATTTATAGAAGAAAATATTCCTAAAGGTGCAACAACAGGAACATTACTCGCAGGTGATGTTGCTGAAATTGCAGGATCAATTGCAGATCCATTTTTAGCTTATGGACTTGTTAAAGGAGCAGTTAAAGGTGCAAAACCAAAACCACCAACATCTACAGTGGAAGATACAGTAGATCCAATGAGAAGAGATATTTTAAAAACAAGTGCAGTAATGGGAACTGGAGCTGCTTTGTATCCAATAGCTAAAAATATAAATATATTAGAAGACTTAGGAAAAGTTGTACCTAAAAAAGCTCCTCTTGTAAAAATTATAAAACCATTAGGAGAAACTGCAACTAAATTTCCAGAATGGTTTCCATCTCTTGTAAATAGACTTAGAAAAGAAGGAAATCAAAAACCTATTTATGCAACAAAAGAAGTTCCCCTTACAAAAGAAGAATATTTAAAATTAAGAGAAGAAAAAGTTCCTAAGATTTATGATCGATATTTAGGCAGAACACAAGATTATATAGATGAACTTAAACAAAAAAATATACCACAATATTATCAAGTTAAGGATACAGACGATATTATTGGATATGAATATATTGATAAAAAATTACCTAATGTAAAGGCAGTAGAATATGATGGAAAAGAAATGAGTGTTTATTTTGAAAATAATTGGGGTCAAACAGTAGAAGTAAATTATACAGCTCCAGGTGTAAAAAATAATACAGGAGATTTTTATGTAACAGACGCTAGACCAGAACCAGGTTCTGGATGGGAAAGTGCACCTGATTTTGAACCAGTAGTTGTTAATGATATAGATGAAGTTTTAGGTGGTTCAGCAAAAGTTGAACAATATGCAACAAAATCAAAAAAACTAAAATATACAACAGGAGCAAAAGAATTTGATGATAATGAATTAAGAGCATTAGCAGAATATGACAGAATGAAAGATGAAGGATTGTTAGATGACTAAAAAATTAACAACAACAATACCACCTTTAAGAGGGCCAAACCCGCAGGGCTTGAATATTAACTATAATACTGTTAGAACAGTAAATTCGGAGAAAATAACAAATGGCAGAAATAGACAAGTCGCTACCAAACGTAGCAGATAAACTTACACCCGGAGAATTAGAAGTAGAACAGATTGCACAATCTGTAGAAGAAACTCCTGCAGGTCCTACTGAAGTTACAGAAAACGAAGATGGTAGTGTTGATATAAATTTTGATCCTACTAAAAATTTATCAGCAGGAACAGAGTTTGGAGCAAACCTTGCTGAAGTTGTTGATGAACAAGTTTTAAATAGATTAGGATCAGAACTTTATCAAGATACACAATCATATAAAGATTCAAGATCAGATTGGGAAAAAGCTTATACTCAAGGATTAGATTTATTAGGATTTAAATATGAATCAAGAACAGAACCTTTTCAAGGTGCATCAAGTGCAACACATCCAGTTTTAGCAGAAGCAGTTACACAATTTCAAGCACAAGCTTACAAAGAATTATTACCACCAGAAGGACCGGTTAGAACTCAAGTGATAGGATTAGATACACCAGAAATTCAAGATCAAGCAGATAGAGTTTCTGAATTTATGAACTATCAAATTATGGATGTCATGAAAGAATATGAACCAGAGTTTGACCAAATGTTATTTTATTTACCATTATCAGGATCAACATTTAAAAAAGTTTATTACGATGATATTCTTGGAAGAGCTGTATCTAAATTTATTCAAGCACAAGATATTATTGTTCCATACACAGCAAACAGTTTAGAAGATGCAGAAGCAGTTGTACATGTAATTAAAATTTCAGAAAATGAACTACGTAAACAACAGATATCAGGATTTTATAGAGACATAGAATTAAAAGCTTCTGATGATTTAACTGAAGCAGACGATGTTAAATCTAAAGAAAGACAATTAGAAGGCGTTACAATGAGTGGACAAACAGAAGATGTTTTCACACTATATGAATGTCATGTTAATTTAGATTTGGAAGGATTTGAAGATATGAATCCACAGACTGGTGAGCCCACTGGAATTAAACTTCCTTACATTGTAACTTTAGAAGAAGGATCAAGAGAAGTTTTATCTATTAGAAGAAATTATGATCAAAATGATCCATCAAAGAAAAAAATTAATTATTTTGTACACTTTAAATTTTTACCTGGTTTTGGATTCTACGGTAATGGCTTAATTCAAATGATTGGTGGGTTATCTAGAACTGCAACTCAAGCATTAAGACAATTATTAGATGCAGGAACATTATCTAATTTACCTGCTGGATTTAAACAAAGAGGAATTAGAATTAGAGATGATGCTCAATCTATTCAACCGGGTGAATGGAGAGACGTAGATGCACCTGGAGGAAATTTAAGAGATGCATTTATGACTTTACCTTATAAAGAACCGTCACAAACTTTATTGCAATTAATGGGGGTCGTGGTTCAAGCAGGTCAGCGCTTTGCTTCGATAGCTGACATGCAAGTAGGGGATGGGAATCAGCAAGCAGCAGTGGGCACGACCGTGGCTTTGCTGGAAAGAGGAAGCAGAACAATGTCTGCTATTCACAAAAGAATCTATGCCTCAATGAAAGAGGAATTTAGATTATT